GGATATAGCTTCTGGAATCCAGATAAACACCTGGCTGGGCGCCCTTTGGTGCAGTTGCCGGCGTATTTCCATAGCTTTCGCCGCCGTAACCGCCGCACTGACAGCGGATATTGGTAATACCCATTTCATGAAAACGCTCAATATTTTCACACAGCTCGGAAAGATCACGGCCATCTGCGTGGCGGTATACCGGAATACCTTCCCTGCACTTTCCGCCAAACAGCTGGTACAGCGGCATATTTGCCATTTTTCCCTTAATATCCCATAATGCCATATCTACACCGGAAATAGCATTATTTTCAATAGGGCCGTTTCTCCAGTATCCGTTCTGGTTCATCAACTGCCACAAATCTTCGATATTCTCTACATTTCTTCCAACCAGAAGAGGCTTCAAATATTCTTCTACTACCAGCTTTACAGCCAGGTGGCGGTAAGCAAAGGTTCCACATCCCAGTCCATAAAGCCCCGGTTCGCTGGTCTCCACTTTTACCACCACAAGGTTGATGCCTTCCGGCGCTGTGCAGATTACCCGTATATCACGTATGGTCACTGCCATTTTACTATCCTCTCTAACTTGCATTCTAGGTTTTTAACCCTTATAGTCTTCCAGATCATGGATAGCCTGATAGATCATCTCTTTTGTTACAGGATAAGGTGTATGGGTCATTTCCTGGTTTGCCATTGTTGCTTCAAGGACATCCTCTAACTTGTCATCCTTTTCCAGCTCCAGATCAGCCAGGCATACAGGCAGGTCAATAGACTTATTTACGCCATAAGCCATTTTCAGCTTATCCCAGTCCTTATCTACCATAAGATTTACCAGTGTGCCGTAAGAAACTACCTCACCGTGGAGATGTTTCTTTTCAATATGCTCTCTCTTGGTCAGGCCATAGAATAAAGCATGTGCAATACCGCCATTGTAATTTGGATGAACAGAAACAGATACAACACCTGGGGAAACAACAATATTTAAAATGGTGTTTTCAAGTTCTTCACTGTTTCTTCCTGCTTTTGCATCATCCATTGCCTTCTTCGCATCCTTAACCATTGGATAGAAGCACATCTGTCCTGCTGTGATACCAAACTCACTGCCAAAGCTTAACCCAGCCTTTGCAGACCAGCTGGACTCTACATGCTTTGCCATGGCATCGCCGATACCAGCCCACAGGTATTTAACAGGAGCTGCTAAAACCAGTTTCGGATTGATAAAGCAGTGTACCGGTACTTCCTTTAATCTTGGGATGTCGCAGAAAGAACCATCCTCATGGTACATAATACTGATCTGGGTAACAGGAGCACAGTTAGACGCAATGGAAGGAGCGGTAAATACCGGTTTTCCAAGGTGATCTGCAGCCAGCTTTGCTGTATCGATACATTTTCCACCGCCTACTGCAAGGAGCATATCTGCTTCCTGTACTGCAGGATCATTTGAGATCTTATCAGCGTTTTCATGGGTTGCATCATGTCCATACAGCCATTCTGTAGTAATCGTAAGACCTGCTTTTTCCAGTGCAGGAACTACATATTCCCTTGCTGCCTTCCATGCTCTTTCTCCGTGGATCACTGCTACTTTTTTCCATATCTTCCCATTTCATCATGGAAAGCGTCAAATGCATTCTCGCCAATGGTAAAACGTGGGAGAAAAATTGAATCCATTGCGTTCATGTCTCTGCCTCCTAAATATAACTCTTAATTTTACTTTATTTCTGGCCTAGTTCATTTCTGCGCGCTTCGGGTCCAGAACTGCCAGATCATAACGACGACTCTTGTGGGAATGTGCTGCCAGTACCCATAAATATGTATTTCTGGTTCCCGGTGCAGCTACTGTAGGATGGTAACCTCTTGGTGCCAGGATCATAGTACCACTCTTAACAGTATGAGCTACTACTCCATGGGTATCTCCTGGTTCTACATAGCTTAAATGCAGTCCAAAATGAGGATCATCCATATCAAAGTAGCAATAAACCTCTTCCAGATCCTTTTCATGCTCATGAGGCGGCCAGCTGGTCCATGCACCATTTCCGCCGTTGGTGGTCCAAGAAAAACAAATGTCACCTGCGGTGGCGCTTGTTTTGCCATGCATATCGAGAATGCGCCAGTGACACATTCGAAGATTTCTTTGGACTACATCATATATCCGCCTTTAATAGGTGATACTGCATGCTCAGAGAACAGCTTTAAGGTTCCCTTGGTATATTTCGGAGGCTTTGGCTGCCATTTAGCTTTTCTGACCTTTAATATCTCTTCCATTTCCTCTGGAGTGCGCTTTTCACCCTTTACGCCTACGATCTCCAGTCTGCGCTCTTTTACATTAATATAGATCAAGTCATCTTCTTCTACCAGTGCAATAGGTCCGCCTGCAGCAGCTTCCGGGCTTACATGACCGATAACCGGGCCTCTGGATGCACCGGAGAAACGTCCGTCAGTGATCAGAGCCACGCTGGAAGCCAGTTTCGGGTCAGAACATATAGCTTCACCTGTATAGAACATTTCAGGCATACCGCTTCCCTTTGGTCCCTCATAGCGGATAAAGATAGCATCCCCTGGTTTTACCTTTCTCTTAAGAACAGCGTCAATACACTCTTCCTCACTGTTAAATGGTCTTGCAAGAAGGGTGGCCTCAAACATTTCCTTCGGGCATGCAGTGTGCTTGATCACACAGCCTTCCGGAGCCAGGTTGCCCTTTAAAATAGCAATGCTTCCATCTGTTCCCTTTGCATCATCAAAGGCATGGATGATCTCTGTACGCTTGATCTCCCGTCCTAACAGCTTGCCCTTTTCCCTTAACAGCTCATCGCAGTGGTCATAGAAACCATTTTTCTTTAATTCTTCCAGGTTCTCACCTAAGGTCTTGCCTGTAACTGTCATTACATCCAGATGCAGCATATCCTTAATCTCTTCCATAACTCTTGGAACACCGCCTGCATAATAGAAATACTGGGCTGGCCAGTCACCAGATGGACGGATATTAAGCAGGTAATGAGCTCCTCTGTGCATACGGTCAAAGGTTTCTGCATCTACTTCAAAGCCGAATTCATGGGCAATAGCAGGAATGTGCATGGTAGCATTGGTAGAACCGCTGATAGCAGCATGTACCATAATAGCGTTCTCAAAGCTCTTCATGGTAACGATATCCTTTGCCTTGATACCTTTTTCTACTAACTTCATCAGCTGTTTTCCTGCATCATAAGCAGCCTGCTTTAATTCAGGTGCAGTTGCGGGCATCAGGGCAGTGCCTGGAAGCATAAGGCCTAATGCCTCTGCCATGATCTGCATGGTGGAAGCAGTACCCATAAAGGAACATGCGCCGCAGCTTGGGCATGCATTGTGCTTATAATAATTTAACTGTTCCTCCGGGATCTCGCCTCTCTTTTCCTGTGCATCGAATTTACCGATCTGCTCCAGTGTCAGCAGTTCGTTAATAGCGCAGGCCGGGTCATTTTCCACATACTTTGGTGTAATAGTATGGGCTTCCATAACACCGCCGGTAACTACAATAGCACTCATATCCTTTAAACGGCCGATACCCATTAAAATAGCAGGCACGGACTTGTCGCAGCTGGCAATAAACATGCCGCCGTCAAAGCCGCTTGCCATTCCGTGAACTTCGATCATATTGGTCATCATATCTCTGTGTGCAAGAGAATAATTGATGCCGTCATGTCCCTGGGCAATGCCGTCGCAGATATCGGTCACATAATATCTGGCTGCTTTTCCTCCGTTATCGTTGACTGCTTTTACGCCCTCTTCTACAAACTGGTTCAGATGGGCACTTCCCGGATGACTGTCACCAAAAGAGCTTTCTACTAAAATCTGAGGTTTATCCAGATCTGCCACGCTCCATCCCATTCCGATCTTTAACGGGTCATTTTCCGGTGCAAGTTTTCTAACTTCCTGACTGTGTAACTTCATAACCGTTCTCCTTTTAATTCATCATATTATTTTTTAAAAATTCGTCTGACATCTCATGAGTTTAGATTAGCATTTTTTTATTAAAAAGGCAATAGGTCAGACAAATTTTTAACAAAAAAAGAAGTCTGCAACGTTTTTATCCGCCACAGACTTCTTTTTACTAACAGTATATTCCTATTTTTATATTTCTGATTAATACATTCCGCCCATATCAGGTGCAGCCGGAGCAGCTGGTGCCGGTTCCTTGATGGTTGCTACTACAGACTCAGTGGTCAGTAAAGTAGATGCAACGCTGTTTGCATTCTGTAATGCACTTCTTGTAACCTTAACAGGATCCAGGATACCTGCTTCGATCATGTTTACGAAAGTCTCATTGTAAGCATCAAAGCCTTCGCCAACTGGGGACTCTTTTACCTTGTTTACGATAACAGCGCCTTCCAGACCTGCGTTTGCTACAATGTGGAACAGAGGAGCTTCCAGAGCCTTTAAGATGATCTTGGCACCGGTCTTCTCGTCACCTTCCAGAGTATCAACTACCTTCTGAACATCAACGGTAGCATGTGCATAAGCAGAACCGCCGCCTGCGATAATTCCCTCTTCAACTGCTGCACGGGTTGCATTTAAAGCATCTTCCATACGAAGCTTAGCTTCCTTCATCTCGGTCTCAGTAGCAGCACCTACACGGATAACAGCTACACCGCCAGCTAACTTAGCCAGACGCTCCTGTAATTTCTCTCTGTCGAAATCAGAAGTGGTCTCACCGATCTGCTTACGGATCTGGGCAACTCTTGCTGCGATCATTTCCTTGCTGCCGTTACCATCAACGATCACTGTGTTCTCTTTCTGAACCTTAACGGATTTTGCACGGCCTAACTGCTCCATGGTAGCATCCTTTAATTCCAGACCAACTTCTTCGGAGATAACAGTACCACCGGTTAAGATAGCGATATCCTGCAGCATTTCTTTTCTTCTGTCGCCGTAGCCAGGAGCCTTAACAGCAACTACATTGAAAGTACCTCTTAACTTGTTTACGATCAGGGTTGTAAGAGCTTCGCCTTCTACATCTTCAGCGATGATCAGCAGTCTTGCGCCCATCTTTACGATCTGCTCAAGAATTGGCAGGATCTCCTGGATGTTGGAGATCTTCTTATCAGTAATTAAGATGTATGGATCATCCAGATTTGCTTCCATCTTATCCATATCGGTGCACATATATGCGGACAGGTAACCTCTGTCAAACTGCATACCTTCTACCAGGTCAAGCTCTGTCTTCATTGTCTTGGATTCCTCGATGGTGATAACGCCGTCTTTGGAAACCTTTTCCATAGCATCTGCTACCATGGTTCCTACTTCATCATCAGAAGCAGAGATAGCTGCTACTCTTGCGATCTGTGCCTTGCCGCCTACTGGCTGGCTCATCTTCTTGATCGCTTCTACAGCTGCATCAGTTGCTTTCTTCATACCTTTTCTTAAGATAATTGGGTTAGCACCTGCAGCCAGGTTCTTCATACCTTCATTTACCATAGCCTGTGCCAGTACAGTTGCGGTAGTAGTACCATCACCAGCTACATCATTGGTCTTGGAAGCAACCTCCTTGATCAGCTGTGCGCCCATGTTCTCAAATGGATCTGCCAGTTCGATCTCTTTTGCAATGGTAACACCATCATTTGTGATCAGTGGAGCACCGAAAGACTTATCCAGAACTACGTTACGTCCTTTCGGTCCTAAGGTTACACGAACTGTATCTGCTAACTGATTTACGCCTGCTTCCAGTGCCTTGCGGGCTTCTACACCATATTTGATCTGCTTTGCCATGATTATTTACCTCCGAACAATCTAAACTATTTCGTATTTATACCTACTATACGGGAAACGCGAACTCCGCTGCGCTGCGTTTGCGTAGCGAAAAATGCCTCTGGCATTTTTCTTTACTCTACAACAGCTAAAATGTCGCTTTGCTTTACGATCACGTATTTTTCTTTTTCTAACTCTACTTCTGTACCTGAGTACTTGGAGTAGATAACTTTATCTCCAGCCTTAACCTGCATGGTAACTTCCTTGCCGTCAACTACACCGCCTGGGCCTACTGCGATAACTTCTGCCTGCTGTGGTTTTTCTTTTGCTGCACCTGGAAGAACAATACCGGATGCTGTGGTCTCTTCTGCAACTAACTGCTTTAATACAACTTTGTCAAATAATGGAACTAACTTCATAACTAGATTCCTCCTTGATCGTCATTCTTATTTTTCTACCTGCAGCTTTTACTTTTCGCTGCTTCTTTCGCTCACAATGTAAGTTATAACACCTATTGTTAGCACTGTCAAGTTCTGAGTGCTAAAATTTTTATTAAAATATTTGCAACCCAAGTAAAATCAAGGGTTGCAGGGTTTATGAACTTTTTGTGAAATCTTATTTTTACGTCTACTGTACCATTTTTGTACCATTTTTTTCGAACTTTGAAAACTCAAGTTTGACATCTGTCTTATTATTCAGGTGATTATACACATCCATTGTTACATCACTATGAGCATGTCCCATGACGTATTGAGTTGCTTTTACATTGATGCCTGCTCTCGCCATATTGGTACATCCGGTATGACGCATGACATGAGATGAGAACTGTTCTATGGTCTGCGTTCCGTCCGTACAAGAATTATAATTCTTTACGATATTATATAGCACATTGTTCAAAGCATTCGGCATCATTGGTCTTCCATTTTTGGTAAGAAAGACAAAATCCGTTATGCCTTCAATTTCGAACGTACAAAATATGCCAGCTTGAAAATTCTGCTTCCTTTGTTCACGGAAAGCATCACACGCTCTGTCTGTTAATGGTATTGTTCGTATTCCCGCTTTTGTTTTAGGCTTTTTAATACGAAACATGCAGCCATTCCCGTCCTTATAATTCTTATATGTCAACTGATGATCTATACGCAATTCTTTGTTTTTGAAATCAATATCATTAAATGTTATTCCGATCAGTTCCCCGCATCTAAGCGCCGTCTCAGACATTATCGTTATCAGCGGAATATACTTTCTATATATATTGCTCTTATTCATAAAATCTAAAAGTCTTTCCTGTTCTGATACTTCTAACGCCTCTTTTTTCTTTGGTTCTTCGCCATATTCAGATGACAGTGCATTTTTTGCAGGATTTTTACGAATAATATCATCATCTACTGCCATCTCCAATGCTGGAAATATCATCAGATGTATGTATTTTATTGTGTTATGTGCGTACTTATCATTCGACATACCAGAATATAAACTCATAATGTGAGATGCTCGCAAATTAACAACCTTAATATTTCCTATCGTATCTCGAACATGGATGTTCCACATATTTTGATAATTGATTTTCGTTCCATCATCAATGACAATGATACCAAGATACCTTTCAAACAGAGTGTTTAAGGTTAGATTCTTTGTTGAAATATCCGTAAGAATATTATCATCAATGTCTTTTGCTATGGCTTTCTCTTTGCGTCTCAATTCTGGTAAATCATTCGCATATACAGATGTTCTTTTGCCAGTGTATGCGTCTGTATACCTATAAAGATAAATTCCATCCTTTCTTTGTGATTCTCCTGTGTGTAATTTTCTTCCTTTTGAATCTTTTCTGCTTGTTGCTGCCATGATTGCTCCTCCATAAGCCTCACGTTGTAAGCTATTAGGAACAATTCGACAAATTTCATCAATCATATTATATCAAATATTGCCCCTAACATCCACCATTTATTCAGCAATAGATTCTAAATATTTTTGAACTTTGCTTACCGAATATAATACGCGACGACCTATGAATATTCTTGCCTCTGCCTGCTCGCCTATTTTTCGAGCTGTAGCGCAACCGCAAGACAATATGGCAGATAATTTTTCAATATCCACAGCAATAACATCGGGTGAAATACGATCGTTTGTTTTATTCATATGTTTAATCCTCCAGATTTCTATTCTAGGTTTGTAAACAGAATAATTGGTTCGACCGTAACCCGCATACTGAAAAAAAAATAAGAGGGAATGTATGATACACGCCCTCTTATGCATTTTAATAACTATCTTCAATTACATCGCCCGTAGAATCTAAAAGAACCGAGTTGCGGGCTTTGCGATAGATGATTTGTCCCTGAATTGTTTTACCGGAACTGTCTTTGATTGGGTTTCCACTTGAGTCTTCGATGTTATCTAAGAACACGAACTCGTTAGGATATCCTGCGAAAGCCGTTCCGGTAATAATTGTACCGTCTGCTTTGTGAGCTGTATAACCCTTTAACAAAGCTTCTTCCGTAACAGTATCGCCGGTAAGGTCGATCAAAACTTTATTGCCGAATACGACTTTATTCGCAGCCATTTGACAAAACCTCCTTATCCGATCGTAACGGTCTTCCCTCCGGCAGCGTTGTCGGTTTCTACATACGGGATTGCCTTAACTGTAACCTGAGATAAGCAGTTGTACTCTTCATCCGGCATGATCGTCTGAACTTCTTTGGACGGTGTTACTTCCTTGCTCTGCGGTTTCATATCCTCAGAACCAGACATAGCACCCTCAACGCCAAGAATCGTCACACCCTCACGAATGTTAGTAGCAATAAGCTTTGCCTGTTCGGTGGCGTCAATAGACACCTTACCAGAGCCATCATGATAACCTTGCGGTACTGTATATTCTCCAGCAACAGTTGAGATGGTACCTTTAACCGCACCGTTGTTCTTCATAGTACCTGTAAGCTTACTTCCACGGGCGTGCGCGGTCTTTCCTACGAGAATCTCTGCGACAGCCGCAGTATCCTCGGAAGTATCGCTGTCGAAAGTACAGGTACCTGTGATCTTTGCACCGCTCTTATCGTGAGCAGTAATACCTTTGAGGATCTTATCTGCACTGACGGAATCGCCAGTAAGATCGATAAGGACATCCCCCCCGTAAATGACTTTGTTTACATTCAGATTTGCCATAATGTTTAGTCCTCCATGACACTTTCATTATTTTTCTTTATCAGCAGTCTTGTTGTACTGGGATGTACTGATTCCAAGGATAACACCAAGGAAAGTATCAACCGCAGTGATGGTTCCGACCACCTGCTCTCCATACGGGAGACTCCAGATTCCAGCCAGTGCAAAGTATAATGTACCAGCAGCCGGAAGCAGATACATAGCAATCCACTTAAGGATATCATATGTCTTGTTACTCATGTTCATTGTGCTCTTCCTCCTTCTCTATAAATTTATGAATCGGGAGTTTGTCCACCTCCTGCATAATTCGCTTCGCTGAACCGTTCCCGCCCATACGTTCGTAGGGTTCATAGAGATATACCCTCAGATTTTCATATTCATCCTGGGTTACACACCCACGGTCAATATACGACATTCCAAGATACATGATCCTGTCATGTGCCAATCCAATAAGCATCTCTGTTTTAACATCTTTTTGCTCGCTTTTCTTTTGCAAATAGGCCCACAGCCCAGAAGATGCAAGAACTGAGCTAAAGATCGTAAGTACAACCTGAAACCATGGTTCCATCGTTTTCCTCCTTCTTTATGTGCAATCATGCAGACCTATCAGAAACAATCAGCTTCTTGTTGACTATTGTGATTTTCTTACTAAATAGGTCTTCGTAAAGCTGTATTAAATTCTTTCGTTGTTCTCTGGATAAGAGCTTATAATGACCTCCCATCCAACCGCGAAACATGTTCTCGACATTGTCGTAATCCGCTTCTTCATTTCCAACCTTAACGGCAAGTTTCTTGAGTTTTCTACGCATGGCGGTAACTCGATCCGGATTTATTCGTTTTATGACTTTACCAGTATCTGTAAGTGTGTACTTGATTTGCAGAAATTTGTATTTGCTCGAAATCTTAACGATTCTAGTTTTCTTACGATTGATATGGATTCCCAGTTCAGCTGCAATTTCACAGATGTTTTCGAGCAATTCTTCAAGCTCTTCTTTACTGGGATTCATGATGTACCAATCGTCCATATACCTTCCATAAAATTTCTGCTGACGCACATACTTGACATAATTGTCAATGGGATACGGATAATAAATTCCAATGACTTGCGAAAGCTGGTCTCCAATATTGACAGACTTCTCCATCCACTTTTCGCCAGTGAGCTTCTCTTTTGGAATGTTCCGATACTCCAGTTTATTGAAAGTATCGGTCATACAGGCCTCGTATTCCTCGTCAGACATGTACGAAACATCGATCTGGAAGCCCTTAAATATCAACGTTAAAAGCCAGTCAATAAACTCATCGTCATCGAACAGCTTCAGCAACTCTCGTTTGGCAATCTCATGGATAATATTGTCATAAAACTTTGAAAAGTCACCGAATAGAATATAACCGTCATTTCCGTATAATTGGTAGTATTTGTGGAGATGGATTTCGAATCGTTTTCTCTGTTGTGAAATTCCGCGCCCCTTGATAGATGCGCAGTTATCATAAATGATATGCTTCCTAACTTCTGGAAGTAAAACCTCATCGCACAGAGAATGTCGGACGATGCGATCACGGATTTGAATGCTTGTAATAGGTCTTATCCGGCCTCTTTCGTGCAGCTCGAATTCTTGTGTTGGTCCATTTTGAAGTGCCCGATTTATTAGATCATCTTGGATTTCGAATATGTACCGCAGGAAATTCATCATAAATTTTTGCGTCGATTCTTTCCACTTGCTGCTCTTCACAGAGACCTTATAAGCCCTATACAAGTTATTGGCGTCACAGACAATCTCCTCGTAGTTCATAACCTATTCACCGTTATAACAATACTTACCGTAGTAAATTGTATTAGGCTTTATTATTTATCCTTGCGGAACGGATAGCATCTCCTTCTTCGTTGGTTAATCGAAGAATCCGGACGAACTCCATAAGAGTTCGAAGCGTTGTTGTAGTTCGTATTGCCATTGTTGTTCACATTGGCAAAGTTAGCCGAAGAAACGACGCAATTTTTTAGATGTTACCCTTTTTCTAACCGCGACTTAATCGCCATGTCTCTTTGACGCCACCTTTTTATCAATCCGATTTCTCGGTCGATAGCTTTAACATACCGGTTGTATAAATTCAGATCTACATCAAATATTTCAACAACCCGTTGTAACTCATTGATGAGCTGCTCGCAATTTACAATGGCCGCATTCTGGTAATCTCTCCTGGTCTCGTACTCGTGCATTGTCCGTGGGTAAATGGTATTTGCCGCTCTAACATTGCTCGTTATCAAGGAAGCACACTGATTTACTTTCGATTTGAAACTCCGCATCAGTTCTCTGTACTTGGCAAAGTTTTCTTCTGAAATTTCTCCATACGCGTACTTCTTCCGAACAAAGCTGTCCACATCCTTAACACCAAATCCCCTCTGCATAAGGAGTATCAGCATATCATGCAACTCGATCGAGTACGTAATCGCTTCGAATTTTGACTCTTTCCTGTCGCCTAACAGAACGCTCATTCGTAATCTTTACCGGTGATCTCAGCGAACTCCTCTTTGGTGATCCAGCCCATCTTCACCGCATTACGAACCTTGGTCTCATTCCACATTTTCATGCGGTACCAAAGCTTTACTTTACTGTAATTCTTGCTATGTTCCATGGTGATCCTCCTTCTTAAAGCTCTACATTGGACATCATTGCAATGTAGGCGATGTCAGACTGCATTTTGATTCTGGCAAATTCCTCCTCAGAAATATCTCTAAGGACAAACCAGTATTCCCCAGGAATCTGCTCAACGATCTGAACCAGTTCCATGTTAGGATGAACAGTCTCGGTTGTTCCGTCGCTGATAGTAACCGGAGAGCAGTTATCTGCAAATACAGATTCCTCGATCGTTTCCGTAGAAATGAAATTGTTTCCGTTCAGCTTAAGATTGGAAATCTCAGTCCCGTCACCGAGGGTAATTTTATAGATTTTCTCTTCCATGATTAGAAGCTCCTTTCAAAAATATAAACGGGGCACAAGGCCCCGCGATTTTAATTAACCAACCGGGAAGACCGGACGAACTCCAAAAGAGTCCGAAGCGGAGGCGCAGTTCGTATTGCCACGGTTGGCCACAGTGGCAAAGTTAGCCGAAGAAACGACATCTCTTAACCACTGTACATGAGATCTGTCTGTAATAAATCTCGGGCATACCATAAACAATGCCAGCTGAGTTTTGCTATTGGTGTAAATATTCGGAATCGTATTTCCATCAGATGCATTGCCGAAATGAATATGGCCATACATCATAATTTCACTAGGAAGTTCAATGCTGGAATCAAACCATGCTCCTCCAGACTGTTTTCCATTAGCAACTGCATTGCATAAATGTTCTCTGTGAGTAAGAACAGAACCCTGGAAAGCTGCATTGACGATTGTCTTTGCGTTCGCCATGTTCGTTTTATACATCTCAGAACCAACGTATCCACCGGTTGTAATATTGGTAGTATTCATCTGTGCATTGTAAAGCGCTTCATCCGGCATGATCACAAGATGATGGCTGGTAAATGCAGTGTCACCGCAGTTGTACCAGTAATCCATATCAACGATACGCCAGATACGGCCTCCGATACTCCAATAATCGCCAAGGAACATTCCTTTAAAGGAACCATCCTTAATAGCGGCTTTCTGTACCGCTGTCAGAGCTGTTCCGAGATTTTTACCTCTGAAGATAACTCGGCGAAGCTCCACTGGAGCAAAGCTATCTAACATGGCAAAGAGTGCATCTTCAGCGGCGATAGCCTTGTTTCCGTCCGCAGTCCCGATGAGTAATTTGTTACCAGATACCAGCTCGTTGATCTGGGTAAGTTCGGAAAGATTTACTCCTCCGATAAAATCTTTGGAACTTAAAAGACCAATTAACGCCTTTGCTAAAGCATCTGCTGCAATAGTCTTTGTCCCGTTAGGTCCGTCAAGCAGGAAAATATTACTTGCTGCTAATGCCTGGACCTTTTCGTAGTCTGTGATTTTCATTTAATGAATCCTCCTTTATTTGATGACAAAAATAGCCCGTCCTTCGATAACATCACCATTACTGTCACGGAGAAGATCACTGGAATATGTACGTCCAATGACCGTATCCAAATTGCTGTCAGTAATGGATGCGTCCGAAGAATCGAGCACGTCTCCGTAAGTACGGTATCCATTGTCATAAAGCTTCTGATATACCGTGTATTCATTTTCAAGGTTGGAACTGAACTGGTTAAGAATATTTACCTGCTCCTGTAATTCCAGAAGTTTTTTAGCAAGACTCGCTGCTGTATTGCTGTCCAGCAGTGCCTGTAACTGCTCAAACCAATCACGAAATTCTGTTTCTGATTTCTGTTTCCAGTCAGCCATTTCAGCAGTATTGGTACTTGTGTATTCGTTGAACCACGCCTCCCATTTTTCTTTCCAATAGGTACTTGTGGCTTCCATATCTGCTGTGTGCTCCGAGTACCAAAGGTTCCACTGAGCTTCCCATGCCAAATATGCTGACTGAATCTCCTCGGTCTGTGCCAGGAACCAGGTAGACCACTGCTCTTTCCAAAACTTATTTGTTTCTTCCATATCAGTAGTCTGCTTTTCGTAGAACTCTTTCCACTGGTCCTGCCATTGGGCAATCAAATCATCGATTTCAATCTTGTCCAATGGAGCCGTTACGAATGGACACTCTGAAGTTCCAACACAGTTCGTGATGTTTGCCTGTCGAATAGAAGTGACTCCGGCGCCGACATAAATATACGCCAGTGGATATTGCCAGCGATCATTTGTCTTCACCATCGTAGGTTTCGTTGGATTCGATGCTGGGGTTCCTTTAATGATTTTGATGTCATTTGCTCTGACGGCCTCTCTCGAATCCACTTCAAGTACAACTGCGTCATATCGGTTCAGCAGAATCTCGGACTGTGGAACTACTAACGGTAACAGAGCGTCATTCAGTGTCCAAGTGTGATTGAACCAGGCTCGTCCGACACCAACGTTGATAATCATTGCTTCCGATTCTTTTACAACCATTGCAGTTCCGACATGCTGCAAGATTCCGTCCTGAATGATTCCATCGAAAATGCTGGACATCTGAATGGCATCGTAGCGCCGATCTCCTTCTTTTGAATTATAAAATCCAAATGTTACACTCACTTCTTCATCACGCTCCTTCCTGTTCTATAGTCTTAAAAGTCGGATAGACGGAATAGCCGTCCTTATCTTCTGAGCGAACAATTTCAAGAATACGAGCTTTTGTCTCGTGTCCATATTCGTTCGCAATCTGTACAATGTCCCCGTTAAAGAAATCCTTTCCATACTGGAACATGATAGTTGTTTCTGTTTCTCCCTCAAACGAGGTAATGCTCACATTTTCTGCAAGTTTTTCTTTTCCTCTTTGCTGCAACTGAGCCATATACTCGGCATCGGTCAATGCGTCATCACTTCCAACATTCGAAGAGATATCACGAGCATCCGTAAACAGTTCCCTACGATTCAAACCAGAACCGCCGCCAACTGTAGTGTATCTTCGACCAGCACCTTCGCCTTCTCCACCAACCAAAGTTACGGTTTTTAACGAAGCTTTAGATTCGATATAGTTACTATTGATGATATTCTCAAATTTCGGAGAGAATATAACATATGGATTCTCTGTCTGATCGTATGATCTGTCGGAACCGGCATACAGCTCAAAGACAAACTGCTTTTCATCATTCAGCGTAATCTTGAAACCGATACCCTGTTCCTCGCAAATTTTCTGAATGACATCGTACAGATTATCGCCTGTATACTGAGCTTCCAGTTTCAACTTTGTAATTGCCGAGTCGATTGATTCTTTGAAAATAAAGTTTGAAATTTTTCGATTGCTGTCTGATGGAGAAATTATATTCTCATTGAGCAATGTTTTAATTCCATTTTGAAGATTTCCGCTTAATAGCTTCTGTCCCCAGACGATTCGCCTATCGAGAATAGATTCTAATGAGCGTCCAGTAACCGTTACATGGTTACCGTCTTCGGTATCGGAAGTAATCTGGATTTTTTCTACGATCATCACATGCTCAGATTCCTTGCTCTGCAAATAGTAGTCCTGTTTGATATGATCAAAAAGACCATCTCGCATTGCTTCATAGAGTTCAAAGTCGCCGTAAGCATAATACCGATCCGTCCAGATGAACGACTCGTACGTATCCACGATGGAGACAGCATCCAGGTCAGTGTTTAAAATCGTCACATCCATAGTGCTTATACCCCCTCGTAAACAATACGGTTCTCAATCTTAAACTGTAAATTTGTACTTCCGTACTCAGCTGTATAGGCAAAGATGTTGTCGCCCTTCGCAAGCTGGAACCAATCTGCATTTTTATCCAAGCAGTTCAAGATGTTTGTAGTCTTTCCGTTCCTAAGAAGCGTAATCGACTTGTTTCCTTTTACAGTGCAGATGATAATTTCGTCACCTGCTATAATTCCAGAGCCAGTGAATTTCTCCAATTTATCTGTATCGATCCGCATTACTTCACGAGTACCGGTATTATAGATTGTGATATTGCTGGCTTCACCGATTGCATGAATCGTAATAGTCACTCCAATTTCAGCGTCGCCATTATACACAACCACCTGCTCTGTTTCATTTTTGATTTCTCCCATTTCCAGCAACGGGTCCTGAAGCGATTCGTTACTGAAAGGAAACTCAAACAGTGCCTCTACGCCATAGAAGATAGTCGTGTTGATTCCGTCTTTTCCAGCAGAATAAAAGAAAGGATTCGGACACACGATTGAGATATCCGAACCCTCATCTTTACTGAAGATTGTTGGGTCATTTGATTCGACGTACCCTTCAATCTCCGCCTGCCTGTTATCGGTTTCGATAAGCATTGTGAGTTTCTTTTTAATAGGAAAATACTTGTATGAAAGCTGTCTTACGTCTTCGATGGAATCCTTCCACATATACGCAAGAGAAATAACAATATTTCGGCTCGGCATCCTTGAAGAATTGAACAAGCTTCCATCGTTTGTAGCGATTTCTGTCGTATTGATGTTCGCTTTTCCAGGTCCCAAGCCAGTTACAGACTTGATGATGAAACCGGATTCCTCCGGTCTCGCCAAATCAAGTCGGATACTATCGCCAAGATAGTTTGTAAACGTGACTGCTCGAATCAAGTTTCCACCATCCTTTCCATCGCCGAGAACTGATTCTTCGTCTGCCGATAAATCTCTGTTCTCGACAGTGCCTTAGGCGAATAGTTATTCTGTACAAATTTGTAAGAGTTTCCTGTATTCAGATTGGTATCTTCATTTTGAAGATTCCGCTCACGTGATTCTGCAATTCCTGTGCTGACAGTCAACGCCTGTGATCTGCTGAACAGTGTATTCAGTCGATGGCTCTTCTCTTCAACGTCTGACAGATCCAGAATCGGTCGAATCATAGGCTGAGTATCAACGCCGTTGTCGATCATATCCTTTACCTTTGCGATTGCGTTTCCAAGACCTGTTTTTGCTGATTTAGCCATATCAGCACTTGCGTTGTATGCCTTTACTGCATAGGTTCCGATTGCATTGACGAATCCCAATCCAAAGAAATCACCGATATGGTATCCTACTCTGGAAGGTGAATGTTCGTCCAATTCGTCTTCTGCTGCTTCTGCCGCAGCCCTTGCCATTGCTCTGGCTTTCGCTTCTGCGCGATATGTGTTCTCACTGATTCCATCAGCAAAGCCCTCTACCAGGTAAGCACCAGCCTGTTTAAACTGATCATGGTAGTCCCGGATAGCCGTTACAGAAGCATTAAGATTCCCGGTGAATGCAGTTTTTACTTCTTCGGCTTTTTCCTTAATGCCAGCAATGAACTTAATCATGCACTGCATTCCTGCATTTTGAAATTCCGGATACTTGTTCGCAATAGCTGTAAGGCATGAACTTAAGATGTTTACAAACGCATTTCTAGTTTCGTAATCTTTCGATTTGATTCCGGCAATGAGTTTGATCATGAGGTTCGCACCTGCTGTATTGAACTGGGTTTGCTTGTTGTTGATAGCAGTAACACAACCGCTAATTATATTGGTAATGGCAGTTTTGGTATTTCCGTCCTGAGATTTGATTCCGGTGATGAATTTCGTCATCAACGTAGAGCCTGCCGCATTGAACTGGATTTGATAGTTTGTAAGGGTCGTAAGTACAGCCTGCATCATGGTCGTAAACGTAGATGTCATATTGCTCTTTTGCGCATTAGCCGCATTGATGAATGTTGTCAGCATAGATGTTGCGGCTGATGTCACTCTTCCGCTCGCATCTGTAAATGCGTTAATAAAGCTGTCGATTCCGTTATTTCCAAGTTGCGTAAGCGCTGTACTGAAACCGCTCATACCACTCGTATCTAGCTCAGCCATTCCCTTAGCCATCTCAACAAGGCGATTCACCTGTGTGATTACACTTGACATGATTCCGGTATCAATTCCAGAAATAGAATCTGAATAGCTCTTAACTCCGCTTCCGAACTGAACCAGACTATCACCGAAACTACCAAGATCGTTGTCGCCGGTAAACCAGCTTACAAGTCCTCCGGTATTTGGAATGGTATTGGCAAGCTCCACCAGAGCTTTACCAGCTGTCGCTGAGTTCGTAACAGCCGCAGAGTCCAAACCCATAATAGCTTCGGAATATGCCTTCATTGCTTCACCGAACGGTACAAGTTTCTCGCCGAAAGTATCAACATCGTTGTTTCCGGTAAAGAATGCCACGACGCCACCAGTATTCGGAACCGTATCAGCAAGCTCAACCAAAGCCTTACCTGCTGTTGCAGAATTGACGATTGCATCCGCTTCCAGTCCACGAACTGCGTCACCAAATGCTTTCATAGCTTCGCCGAATGGTACAAGCTGTTTTCCAAACTCGCCCATATCGTTTTCACCAGCAAAGAATCCTACGACACCACCAGAATTTGGAATGGTTGTTGCCATTTCTGCCATGGCCTTACCAGCGATTGCCGCTTCTGTAACGGCATTTGCGTCGAGTCCAGTGATTGCATCTCCGAACTGTTTCATAGCTTCACCAAACGGTACAAGCTGCTTTCCAAAGGCAGTCATATCGTTTTCTCCTGCGAAGAACGACACTAATCCGCCAGTATTTGGAATTGTGGCTGCCATTTCAGCTAATGCTTTACCAGCTGTTGCTGCATTTGCCACGATTTCTCCGTCCATGTTTCCGATAGCCAGCGAGAAATCTCGCATAGCCTCGCCAAACGGTACAAGTTCCTCTCCGAACTTAGATAGAGATGAACCTCCGGTAAGCCAAGAGGTCAATCCCTGTAAAATGTCAGCCGCTGTCAGAATAAGAACAGTCTCGGCTAACGCCTTTACTCCGTCCATCATAGATGGCTGAATCTGACTCGCTCCCTGTAAGAACGGCTGAACATTATTCATAAAAGCAGATAAATCAGCTCCAATCTGTGGAAACTGACTCGACACACCGCTCATAAATCCGCCGACAATTCCGCCAACGAACTGACCGATCGCCGTTCCGATACCCTGTAAAAGCTTTCCGCCTTCTCCAATAAGCCAAGAAAATCCTGGAAGTTTCGATAAGAGACCGACAGCCGCAAGTACTAATGCCATCTCAGCAACAACCGCACCCATTCCAAGAATTCCAACCATGGCTCCTGGAACAAGCGATGCTGTTGCGCTTAGTGCAAGCATAATAGCTGATAACAGACCGATTCCGGCAATTCCTTTCAATAAAGCTCCAGTATCGATTCCGCTTAACGCATCGACGATACCAGCAAAGAATGCCATAAGGACATCGATTCCAGCTTTAATCAGTGACGGTAAATTACTAGCGATACCATCTAAAATCCCAATAAGGAATTTGAACGCTAAATCTACGATTTGAGGCGTATAAGTAACCAAAGCTGCTAATACACCGACCACTAATTGTAAAGCTCCGTCCGCCAGCTGAGGTACGCAGGACACAAATACATCGATCAGAGTTAAGATAACTGCCTTTACAGCTTCGCCGATAGCTGGCGCTCCAGCAGCAATAACTTTGCAGATCGCAATAAGCCCTTCTCCAACTTTTGTAAGAACAGCTGGAATTAAACCGGCGATACCGGTAACGATAACCGTCAGTGCTGCTACGATTGCTGTTGCTCCAGCGGCACCGGCAGTTGCTAACGCTGTGAATCCGATGGCGAGTGCTGAAAGCCCAGTGCCAGCCGCAAGTAAACCTGCTCCGATTGTAAGAACTCCAACACCAATCAATGCAAATGCTCCAGATAACGCCAAAATGGTTGGAACCAATGGTGTAAGAACTGCTCCTGCTACACCGATAATCGTGAATGCGCCTGCAATAGAAATAAGTCCTTTTGCAATCGCTTCCCACGATAATGCTCCCAAAATACTGAGTACCGGTGCAAGAACAGCTAAGGCTCCGGACGCAATCAATAATGCTGCTGATCCGCCGATGGTACCTTTCATGAAGTTAAGACTGATAGCCAACTCAGCTAAAGCCCCGCCCATGACAGTAAGACCTCTACCGATCTCTTCCCACTGCATACCTCCGAATTTACTCATACAGTTTGCAATGATTTCGAGTGCTCCACCGACGATCACAAGCCCCGTTCCAATACCGATCATGTTCTTCGGCATCAGATTAACCGCAATAGCTACCTCTGCAAGTGCACCGCCCATGGCCGTTAAACCTCTGCCAATTTCATCCCACTGTAACTGACCGAAATCTTTTACAGCGGAAGCAAAGATTTTCATTGCGGCACCAATAGCAATTAAAGCTACACCAGTAGACATCACATGTTTCGCATTTCCAGCCAAATTCGTAAAGACAGCAAGTTCGGCAAGTAATCCACCAATTCCAGCCAATCCTTTTCCAATCTCACTCCACTCCATCTGACCAAAGTCTTTGCAAGCGGATGCCAAAATCTTCATTGCTGCCGCCAGAATAACAATTCCAGTTGCGGTGCTGATCATTTTTCCGTTGAATTTCGCAACTCTAAGGAATACCGCAATCTCGGCAAATAAGACTCCTACTCCAGTCAGACCTTGTCCGAGTTCATTCCATTGCAATTCCGACAAATCCTTACATGCCGAAGCCAGAATTTTGATAGCTGTGCCAAATATAATTAAACTGGTAGCGCCTTTCATAACCTGCTTCTGACCGCTTACCATGGCTTTAGATGATGCGACAACAATCGTAGTAAGACCGGCAATTCCAACCAAGCCTCTTGCAAGCTCACCCCAATCGAGATCTGAAACTTTCTTCAAAGCTCCCGCCAGAATAGATACCGCAACCGACATAGCAATCATTGCTGTACACGCTTTAGACACTTTTCCAGTATCACTGCTGATTTTATTAAAAATCGCCATCGCTCCGAGCAGATTAGCAAAGAGCACCGTAATAGCTCCAAGAGAAGCTGACAGTTTATCACTATCAATCAGAGAAATTGCAACGATAGATCCGGCAAGCAAAGCGATTGCTGCTCCGATTTTAAGTAACGTTCCAGCTTTAAGATTTGTCTGATATGCCTCAAAGCATCCTCTAACACCATCAAGAATTCCAGTTATTCCTTCAAGAACGCCATTCACCCCCTCAAGAGGTTCTGTTACACTCTTTAAGAATTTTGAAATTGATAAGGCAATTCCGCCAACAGCAATGCTATTAAGGACATCAAGAACTCCACTGAAATCAGCATCTCCGAGTTTCTCGGCGAGTGTTCCCATCATAGCCCCGACTGCATCGGCAATACCGCCAGAAATTACTTTCACAGCAGCCCATAGTGCTTCCATAACTTTGAGGAATTTACATTTTTCCAGTGCTTCCCCAATCATCTCAAAAGCAACAATAACACCGCTCTTCATTTTTCCAGCACCATCACCGATCTGAGCCATGCGGTCATGTACTCGTTCAAGAAACGAATGGAATAATTCAAATCCAGGAAAATCGAACTTCTCTCCTGCAACTTTGCCAAATTCTTTGACTTTATCCCCAGCAGTTTTTACGAACATAATAGCTGTCTTTACAATATCAACAACAGTTGAAACTGCTTTGCCAAAGACGTCGGTCTTCTTTACGGTTTCATCAAGCTTAACAAGGTATTCGCCAAAGCTTCCTGTAAGCGATAATACTCCGTTTCCAGCTGGTAAGAAAAGACTAATCAATTCACCGACACCACCTGCAACTGCTTTGAAAGCTTGTCCGACGATATCAAGCACTGCGAATACGCCTTTAAACGTATTCTTCAAATTTTTAGAACTTTCTTCCCCCATTTTGAATTTTGCTGTCAGATCACGAATACGCTCTGTGATTTCGGCTAACTGTTTTCCAGTCATTGGCGGGAAGATTTCGTTGAATGCCTCCCGAACCGGCTTAGCAACGCTAACCAGTCCTTCAAATACATTCTTTACCGCTTCAATCATCATGGTACGACCGCCAAGGTCTTTCCAATCCTGAAGCATTTTATTTCTCGCATCGGCAGAAGCATTGATTACGGCACTGAACGTATCGCTCACCTCAGTAAGTAATTCTTTCGCCTCTTCAAAGTCGCCGACGATAATTTCCCAGCTTTGTGTCCATCCTGACTGGGCAGCCTCTTTCAACGTGTCGAACAGCTGAGTAAAAGTCTTTACTTTTGTTGCTGCATCGTTCGCTGTTTTACCCATCTCCATAATAGATTTGATCTGATCATCGGTATATCCCATGGTCCGAAGCTGATCTTCGTTGAGATCACCTGTAAATTTTGCCAAGGTTTCAGTCAAGATGTCAGAGGTAAGCCATCCTTTACTAAGGGTCTCTCTGAATGAGCCCTCATCTTTGATCATCTCGTCAATGGCAATTCCATGAACTTTAGCCGTTTCTTTCAGCGCATCCTGGAATACCTGACCGCCCATACCAGCGTTTACCACTGAGTTCCAGTCCTGCAATTTTAATGTTCCTGCCGCTAATGCCTGTGAAAGCTGATACATAGCGGTACTTGCCTGCTGAGAGTTGGAACCTGATACGGCTGCAAGGTTCGCAATACCCTTGATAGCTGCTACAGATGTGTCCAGATCCACGCCAGCCGCGGTGAACGTACCAATGTTACGGGTCATTTCCGTAAAATTGTAAATGGTCATATCTGCGTAATGGTTTAATTCATCTAACGCATTATTTACCTGGTCGAGGGTAGTTCCTTTTGAAGAGGTATTTGCAAGGATTGTCTGAACGGCATTGATCTGGGTCTCATACTCCTCGAAACCGGATTTAATCGGATCGATTGTAAAAGCAGAGACCAGATTTTTTCCAGCAGCAAGTGCAGAATTGGTAATGTTCTGTAAAGCGGTAATTGCCATTACTTCCAATGCGGAAAATCGCACTCGTACAGTCTCAACTGCATTGCTAAGCGGCGACATATTTCCACTGCATTTATTTGCGGCATCATTTACGGTTTCTAAGCCTTTTGCTGCCCCTTCGAGGTTAAGACTCTTCTTCAACTTATCGAGGCTTGATAAACTGGTCTGAATATTCTGCTCAAACTGCTTGTTATCAAACCGCATTTCGACGACACGTTCGTCAACGGTTGTACTCATAGCTTAGTAACCTCCTTCCATGCCGCATCTGCAATTTTGTCAAAAATAGGCTGGATAGCAGGATTGATGTAGTCTCGCCCCTGTACCCAGCCGCCGTTTCTTGTTGCGTGTCCGTACTGCAAAATAACTGCAATAGGGACTCCATTTTGAATATTTGTGTTGTAAAAGCTGATCGATACGGAACCTTGCTTCTGCTCGATCTTATAGTGCCACGAATTTGCTGTCCGTCCTGTATCAACTGGTGTTGCAGACGCAAGGGCGGCTACGCCCTCTCGACCATACTTATCGAGGTCACCGAGACGAACCGATTCTTTCGCCCTCTCTAAGAATCGAGTCAGCTTAGAAAAATCACCCTTTTGTCTGAACGTGATCATATGAATCTCCTACTTTGCTAAGTACGCACTGGATGAGAATCCTGTGTACTGAACCCCATCGAGTACAAACTGGATATACAGCCACTTAACTCCGTTTGCCATTGTGTAGTAGCCATAGCATTTAACCTTAGTACCAGCAGGGATTTTACACAGAGCTTTCTTATTGGTTCCCGCATCATTACGGCAATAAAGAACCGCTGTTGTTTTGTATTCGCCAGCATAGGCTTTGTTAAACTGCTTGGCAGAACATGTGGCCACCACTTTCTTCGAAACCGACTGGTTCTGATCCTGCTTGGTATTGGATGGCGTTACAGCAGATCCATTCAGAATCTGATTTACCATGCTCTGAACTTCTGAGTAGCTGTATCCGTACTCAGTAAGCAGTTTCTTACGATTATCTCCTCTTCCCCACAGCCCAACGATTACCTCATGCACAATAGTTTTGAGATCTTTACCTTTGCTTAATTCAGGGACGGCAACTGTGTTGTCATCGTACTTTGGCGTGATGAAACCGCGGATAAATTTTCCGTTAATAGACAGCGTTCTCTTCTTAACGGCATTACCGTAGTTGCCTTCTTCAACAACCATGTAACCGGATTCCTTATGTACCTCGATTACAGTACCAACATGATCTGGATTGCCTGTATTGTCACCGATTCCGTTATCCTGCCAATCGTACAAAATTCCATCGCCAGGACTCGGAACATAAGCATCATTCTCCTGCCAACATCCCATTTTCTTTGCTGCCTCGATAAGGTAATAACAGGAAATTTCCATAGGCATAATGCTCTCATATCGGAGAGCTGCCGCTAATGCAGACCAGGTACAAGCACACCAAGCCCAGTCATAGCGCATACGAATCCCACGAGGAAATTTGCCGGAACAGATCTCCTCGAAGAAGTCGTTGTATAAATCAATAATGCTTTTGTGTGAACCGTTCGATTCTTTCTTTCCATCCCAGGATTTGACAAGATTAACGACGGTCTGTCTTGATTTCGCCATTTTTATCGCTATCCTTTCGAATTAAATTTTTTTCTGTTTGCGGCATTCACTTCCGCATGATGTCTGTACAAATCTCGTTTGCTCCTCTTCTTCGGAGGTTTATTTTCCGCATTGCAAATCCGGATAAGCATTAACAAACGATTCAAATGCCATTTCTGACACTCAAACGGAATGTGATACGCGGTCATCCAGTAATAGATAAGCTCACTGGTTATCTGCTGCCTGTTTATTGGACCGCCTTTTTCTTCCTTAACAGTTGAAGCTGTCATAGGCGCCTCAATATAGGCATTTACCGCATCAATGTGAGAATTGGTAACGCATTGATAAACCAGCGGATCAACATTCTGTGTAAGGGTCATACAACGTATATAATCAATGGTTTCTTCATAGGTCTTCTGCTCTTTAGATAGAAAGACTTTGCACCATTTACTTTCCCATTTTGAAAGTGAAACGAGTGAATGCTCCAAACGCAATTTCTGTTCCTTTACAGGGATAAATCGCTGCCTCCGCTCATCCCACAGATCAGTTTTTGGTATTGTAAGTTCAAGCATTCGATCTCACCTCTTTAGTTCATGGAAGCCGCCACGGGAGCAATCATCGAATTTTCCGAATGTTTCTTAATATCTACAACTTTCGGAATTACATGGTTTACGAATTCAGCGGCTTTGCTATCATCTGTAGCCAGTTCCATAAACAGAAGATTATAAAACTGAGTGCAGGCAAACTTTCTGGAAATCTCTTCAGACTTCTCGAAATATGTACCATCGGCGCTCTTCTCTCCATATGCCTTTAAGATAAATTCCTTAAAGAACTTGATAATGGTCGGCTGATCTTTTGCATCTACGATGCGCTGAAGCATCTCAGCAACTCCACCAGCTGTGCCCAATTCCATCTCCATAACCTCGGTTTCGGTAAGGTTAAAGAGCTTTGTTTCGGTGCGCTCAACACCATTAAAATCTCTATAAGTCTTTGTTACTGCATACATAATTTTGTTCTCCTTTCAAATAAAAAGGAGTCGCCAGCTTTCCTGAATACGACTCCATCTGTGGTTTGTGCATTATTTTTGATTATCCTTCTGCTGTCATGATCTTAATGACTTCATCTGGAAGCGGAAGTCTCGGTTCAACGCCATCATCTGCTTCGGCAGAAGAAGGATCTTTACCATACAGGATCTCTTCAAGCGCAGCCAGTTTCTTAGCATCGACCTTGGTAGAATCGAAGGTGAGAATGGAAGTAGGCTTCAGCTTCTTTCCATCGATTAAGGTTGCAATCTCGACTGGCGTGGTGCTGAACTCCCAGGATAAGGTAATAGCTTCCGGACTGTCATTTACAGTGGAATAACCCTTCTCGGAAGGAGAAGCTAAGCAACCATAAACGAGATGAAGCTTATAGCCGTAATCGTTGGAATCAACATCATTACCAAGAAGCGTCTTGTAAGATAAGCCGAACATCTTACGGTTCTGCTGTCCTGCAAACACTCCAGGAGCGATCTCTTTGGAACCGTCGCACTCTGCGAACTCATTCGGTGCCATATAAGCTTCGATCGTGCCGCCAAATTCCTCTGCGGACATAAGGTTCAGATACTTGATGTTGTCTGCATAAATTGCGCTGGGTTCTGCTCCGGACGGGCTCTCTGTTACGGTGCTAAGACCGTTCCACGCGGTACCAGAGTTATATACGCCGCCGGTCTGAATCGGGTAAAGGACACCCTGGCTAACACCGGTCTCATACAGACGTTCGCCAGTCTTGTCCCAAACGAGTTTCTTTTTCATAGAATTTGTCCTCCTTAAAAGAATATTTCAAAGACATCATGATTTAAGTTGTCTTTCGTGTAATGCCGATTGAATCGGCTTGTCGGCATAGATGCCACCTTACCAACGAGAGAACTATCCGGATCGCTGTCGATGACTGTTACCGAATACTTTCTCGCAGACAAATAAACCCCGTCATTCGCAAACGTATTCTCAATATCGTCGAGAGCGTAAACGATGGCGGGGTATTTCATTTTTACCGATGACGGTGGTTGAAAATAAGCACGACACTCTAATCCTTTGTCAGGACACGAGAGAATGGTACATAGAATATTATGCAGTTTCAGTCGTCTGCTCATTATAAACACCTCCAACGGTCAATATTAAACGGGGATACTGAGCTTCAACATTTGAAATTTTCCATTTAGCCCCCATATACTCGATAAATCTCATCGAATGAAAATTCGCATAAGCAAACGGATCGGCTACGATGCTAAACTCATTCGACACATTGAGGTTGTCGTTAAGGTTGTCCGAACTCTGATACTGTCGAGTATTCCGAATAATATCTCCGTAGTAATTACGAACAATAATCTTCTCCCCCCAGACACCAGGTCGGATCTCCTCTGTTACGGCATAGCCGATTAATCCGTAGAATTTACTCATTTTGAATTTTCTCCTTTAAGACTTAGGCTGTGTGATCCTCGGAAACGGAAGATGCGGTTGTTACATCCTCTTCGATCGCGATTGCAGAATATACGCGAGTAAGAGCGCCGGAGCATCTGGTCTCAAGCAGGGACTTTTCCTGATTGAAGTCGATATCAAACTGTGTGAAGTGAGTAACCTCTCCACCCTTGGTTGCACCGAGGGAGTAATCAGCCAGATTTGCGATGATGGCAACCAGCTTCTTCTTTTTGTTGTCGGAAGTGGTTCTGGTCTTACCCTCGAACTGCTCCGCAGTATTGATGCTACCGACATTCAGTGCAGTAGCAAGTTCTGCCTTGGAAGAGTAAATACGTCTTCCGTTGATGTCTCTTGCCAGGAGCATCTGGTTCAGCATATGAGGAGTAATGAACAGATCCGGAGTACCGGTACCCTTATAGTCCTCTCTTGCATACAGAACTGTATTGATCATGGCCTCTGCGATGATATAGTTTTCACCGAAGTTTGCAGACGTGTTTGTTCCCTGAAGTTCTTTCTTTGCTGCTGCCACGTCCAGATCTACATGGATGGTATACAGGTCGTCATCCAGCCAAATCGGTCTGATGTGATCCGGGAAGATCTTTCCTTCATCGCCATCATCACGACCATCGCCAAGCATGATTGCAGTAGCCAGTTCTTCGTTCAGCTGCAAACGATCAATGTTGTAAAGATATGCTACGTAATCGAAATCTGTAATATCGATGATGTCATCTCTATGAAGTGCACTCTTTACGAATACAGTCTGCGGATCAGTGGTTCTACGAACAAGCTTGAAGTTGCCGGTCTGTCCCTTTTTCTTCCCCTTGGTATATCCTTTTGCTCTGAGTCCCTCGATGTTTCGAATATCAACCTGGCTGGTTCTGATTCTGGAAATAGGACTCTTATGAACTTTGTTCATTACAGTCGTAATCCAACCCTGATCACTGGTGATGAGCTCCGGTGCTCCAGGACGTACATCTTTGTACTCCGGGAACAGAAGTGTTACATTGCCCTCTCCGGTCTGAACAAAGCCGCTGGCAAGAGCGTCGTGCTGAAGCGCATTATCATTCGCGTAGATTTCCAACGCATTCTGGAACGTTCCAACCTGGCTGGTTTTTGCCAGTTTAAGAATTTCCTCCTGAGCTGCGTGAGACAGGAAGCTCTTGTTATCATGCTTGTCGTTGTCAAAAACATTGTGTTTCATATCGTCATCTCCTCCTTTAGATTTATCATTATCTTTTTTAGACTCTTCTTTATCCGCGAACTCGGCCATCATGGCGAAGACAGCCGTCTGCTGTTTATCGTTCATGGATTTAAAGATGTCTTCGATGGTCTCAACTTTCTCATCTTTTTCATCAGTTTCTCCATCTGTGGCACCTTTATCTTTCTCATCTTTCTCTTCTGACTCATCTGCGGAATGCTCCAGATAGCCCATAATCATTTCGTCATACCCGATGACCATTCCGGATTCGCCATCGCCATGTGCTACAACATCATCGATGAATGCACCCGGATTGGCTCCGGCCAGAACAATACTCACCTCTCTGATGATTCCGTGGAGAACATCGGAGCCAGTCTGCGTCAACTGATTAGCGAAGATAGATAAAGACCGCACGTCGCCATGTTTTACAAGCTCACGAGCAGTCTTTCCAGATTCGTTATTATTGAATTCGCAATATGCATAAACGCCCTCATCTCTATTTTCGAGATGTGCTAATCCGAGAACGTTTGCCGGATCAGTATGGTTATGCATCCATACTAACGGGACTGTCTGCCCGTTCTGTGCTTTGAATGCGTCTTTTTTAATGACTCGCCCATCGGCACACTGAAGATCGTTTCTAGTGGCCCAGCCACCAAAGTCATACTTCATTTTGATTTTTACCTCCTACTTCTTTCTGATGTAATACGATAACGGATGGGATGTCTTCTTTGATGAACTGGAAGACTTTTTCTTAGATTTCTTAACTTTCTTATACTCCGATTGAATTTTATTGAATTCGTCCTGATACGTTTGTTCATATCTGGAATCGAGATCCGCTTTCGCTGCTTTATAAGCCTCTCTGACCGATTTAACCGCTGCTTTCAGCTCAGAGCTAACTTTTGCTCGCTCACTCTTAGCATTAGCTTGATTCTCTGCTTTTTCTTCTTTTGTGTCGGATGATACTTTTGCTTTCTTATTGGTTGCATCGGTTCGAACACCGGCTTTGTCAGATTTTGCATCACTACTGATTTTGGCTTTATCCGACTTTGCATCGGTTCTAAGCTTTGCGATCTTTTCGGTTCTTTCTGCTACGCGCTTAGCCCGCTCTGCTTTTGATAACCCGGACGGAATTTCTATCGCCATCAAACGCTCAATTTCTGCGTTCTTTTTATTATCGATTCGTTCCTTTTCGCTTGACGACTCTTTCTCAATATCTTCCAACTCAGAATCTTTATCAGTATCAATGCTCTTCTTTTTGTCAGAAGCATTTTTAGTTAAAGCTTCATTCAATTCTTTCAATCGAGAAGATATCTGTTCTTTCGTAGCATCCGCTTTTGCACGAAGTTCCGTAATCTTTTGATCTCGCTTCTCCTGCTCTTCTTTGACCTTTGCAGTCTTTTCAGATTTGATGTTATTTTTTGTATAAGACCAAATCTTCTTTCCCTCATCATTCAGCGATGTAGTAGAACGCCCCTTTAGTTCTCTGGTACGCATATAATACTCATGAGCTTTCTGAGGGTCGTAATAGGGCGATGCATAATGTCTAAGAACTGCAACTTTAGGTTCGTCCATTAAGAATCATCCTCCTCATCGCCGTCAGACGTATAATTACCAATGATGTCATCAATCTGTGCAGAAATGCTATCAAGCACCTCATTGACCAGGGAATCATAAGCACTGGTGTCGCTGGATTCGGTTTCATCACCATTTGTGGTATCCGATACAGAACCGCCAGCATTATGTTCACTTAAGTTGCTATTTCTCAATTCATCAGCCTTAGGATCAGTAGATGGTTTCCAACCAATCACCTGTCTAATTTCATTTGAAGTAGCAATTTCATTTCTGTTAAATTTATCAGAAATTTCAGCAAGATCCGCTACTGGCACAAGCTTAAATGGATCTCTGAAGAACATGATTGACTTGTTCTGAGATCTAGCAGTCTTCGTCAGGAATTTTCGTTTCATCTCATCGACGATTGCAGAAATAATGGGTTCGATTGTCCGATTGTAATAATTCAGCATAGTCTTCTCGTCTGCGGTACCATCCAAGATGCTCTGAGTGATTCCTAACTGGCTGTAAAGCATACTCGTTAAGTATTCAATCTGCTTCATTAGATTATTTTCCAAAGAACGATTTAACTGTGTGATTCTTTCAGTTCCATCAGTATAAGCAATACCATACTTGGAACCGGACAACTGCTTCTCAATATCTCTACGTCGTTGCTCTGCCTGCTGACGTCTTGCTTCCGATTTGATTACATAAGGTAACTGAATAATTAAATCCAATTTTCCAGAACTACTCTGTTCATCAACTGCATCCAATAAATTCAGTTTTCGTACAAGTCGCTGCATGGTAGAGTTAGGCTCATTGATTACTGCATACAACGGATTTTCTACGATTGAAACTGTGCATTTCGGAACGATTATTTCTTGTTTGCGTCCTGTATTCTCGTTATAAACCTCTACCCGAACGTGTTTTGGATACCAATCTTTAATACGCCCAACACGCATCGAAAGGATTTGATACCCAGTTGTGTCGTCAGGATCGTCATCTGTATCAACAGGAACGATAGCAACACACCC